TCGTTGAGGGTCTACCACCAACTTTACAGGTTTTAGAAGACAATCCGAAAAGTGTCCTTCTGCCTGTTGAGTGGATGAACCATCAAATCCCCATTCAGGCAAATCTTCTAATTTCAACCCACCAGCACCATCTACAATCTTTGTTTTAGAGCGGAGGTTTGGTTCTGGCTTATAACCATCTAACCAAACATATTCTACTTTATGTTTCATTTTTATATCTCTATCCATCACAACTTAAACAATCAGGGTCGGTAGCTTTTATAGCGATATCACCACGAAGAACCGACTCCGTTCTCATATAATACAAGGTTTTAATTCCCTGCTTCCAAGCTTCCATATGGACTTGGTTAATCCACTTTGGAGTTGCTTGAGATGGAAACGCCAGATTTAGAGAAACCGATTGGTCCACATATTGTTGGCGAATTCCAGCTTGTTTTACCAAATCTAATTGGTTAATTTCTTTGAATGTTTTGAATACATCCTTTACCCAATCAATTTCTTTATTTTGAAAATTAGATTCGGTCATATCTGAACGATTGGTTAACTTACCATTGAGGTATCCCCAATTGTCTAATTCAGCAATATCTTGAACTGAACCACCATCTTGTAAAATTTTATCCCAAGTATCTTTATTGTTGATACCAATTTTACGGAATACCTTTTCCAATTCAGGGTTTCTACGAATAAAAGTTCCTTTAGCGGTTTGTTCCGTAAATACATTTGCAGCCCAAGGTTCAATTCCAGCAGATACATTACCACTCAATTTTGAGTTTGATACAGTCGGAGCGATAGCCATCAAGTGAGTATTTCTCATACCTGTACCAACACACCATAGTGGTTCACCATATTCCTCAGCCATATCTCTACTTGCTCTTTCAGCTTCAATACGAATGCCAGAAAAAATTCTACGAGTTTCAAACTGACCTTGTAGACCTTCAAATGGTAGACCTCGTTGTTGTAAGTAAGTATGCCATCCAAGAACTCCAAGTCCTAAAGCACGACCCTTTTCAGCAGAACGGATAGAATTTTCAAATCCTCTCATATTCTTGGCTCTCTGAATGAATTCTTCCAATACACCATCCAAAAACCAAATTGCGGTGTAGATAAGGTCGGTGTCTTTCCACTCATCATATTTAGCCAAATTGACTGATGATAAACAACATACAAAAGAGTGTGATTCATCCGTGTGAAGTGTAATCTCCGAACAAATGTTAGTCATAAAGACTTTCAACCCATTTTGTTTGTATGCTTCAGGGTTGTTCTTGTTTACATTACCCTTAAACATAATATAAGGTTCGCCAGTAGCTTTTCTCTTTTGAAGAACCTTACCCCACTTGCGTCTTGCTTCAGCGTCACCCTCTTCAAGTTTTCTCATAAACTTATCACCGATGATTACCGCTTGGTGTAGGTTCAAAGATTGGCGGTTTACATCACCCTTTGGTTCACGAATTTCAATCCACTCATCAAAATCACCGTGTTCAATGTTTAGGTTGATTGAAGCAGCTCCCCTACGAACTGACCCTTGGCTTGTAGCGAGAATCGTTGAGTCGTAGATTTTACAAAATGGAACTACACCATCAGATGTTCCGTTTCCGGTGATTTTACTACCAGCCGCTCTAATCTGATTTACGCCAATACCAACACCACCACCGTGTTTGGCGAGTAGCATCATTTCAAGGTTTTTCGTACCAATTTCTTGGATTGAATCACCGACATCAATACCAAAACAAGATATCGGAAGACCCCTATCGGTGCCAGTATTAGAAAGTACAGGAGTAGCAAGGTTAAGCCAGCCACGCCAAATATAATCAAAAAACTTGCTAGCAAGATGAGGTTTACCCAACCTGCGTGCAACAGCGGTTGATACCCTCCAATATGCGTCTTTTGGGGTTTCTCCTGCGAGTAAGTATCCCTTTGAGATTGTTTTAACATAAATTTCAGTATTACCCCAAATTGGGAAATCTACACCAAGTTCCCACCCTAGCTCTTCACCATAATTCTTAGCCATTAGTTTTCCTCTTTTACAAAAATTCCGTTTTGAGTTTTACCTTTTCGGTCTTTGATTTCATTCCACGCAGCTTCTAAACACTCGGATGGTTCGTATCCTAATTGTTTAGACAGAATAATCAAAGTGACAAAAGTATCACCCAATCCATCTTTAATTTCTTCATCTTTACTTTTTAGGATTGCTCCCATCGTTTCTCCTAACTCCTCTACAACCTTCATAGATTGTTTTGGAGCATTTTCTTGGGATAGGATTCCCTTATCATCAGCCCATTGGGTGATGTTTTCAATTAGTTCATCAAATGTTTTCATATAATTTATTTAGAATATATCATCCCAATTTTCACCCTCGTTAGCCTTGGAGTAATCGGTTGGTCGGAGTGCAAAGAAGTCGGTATGAGTCAAACCACCTGTTAAGTGATAGAACCACTCTAATTCATCAGCAGATTCCTTTTCGTAGTTGAAGTGAGGTTCGTATCCCAACTCCACTAATTTTTCATTAGCACGCTTACGGATGAAGTTTTTTAAATCTTTTGAGTTAAGATTTTCAAGGTCACCCATTTCAAACATTTTGTCAATAAAGTTTTCTTCCAACTTTACAATTAGCTCAGCTGCTTCAATAACTGAATCTCTAACATCACCCTTCAGACCAGGAAACTCATCACACATATGTCTGAAAAGTTGGCATCCCATTTTTGAGTGTAGTGATTCATCACGAACCGACCACTTCATTTGTTGACCAATACCCTTCAAAAGATTTCTCATTTGGAATGAGTAAAGAACCGCAAATGATGAGTAAAGTGATACACCTTCTGCAAAAGCGGAGAAGATTGCAAGTGAACGAGCAACATCCTCTCGTGCGTCTTTGTTCCACTTTAAATCTTCGTGGTTGTACTCTGCTTTGGTCTGAATCAACAATTCAAACTTTTCAGCAGTAGCGGGCTCGTGTAGGAACGCTTCAAAGTCTTCAAGACCAAGAGTTTCGTTTAAATATGAGTAAGCCGTAGCGTGAATAGTTTCTTGTGAACCAAACATCATAGCCATTTGTTTGATTTCGTGCTTTGGAAACCAATTGGTTACCATTGTAGTCCAATAATCAGAGACAGCACATTCAGTTTGAGCGAATCCTAAAAGAATGTTTCCTACCAAGTTTTTTTCGGAAACTGACATATTTTCATTCCAATCTTTCACATCCCCTTGCATTGGGATTTCGGTGTGTAGCCAGAATGCTTGAGCTTGTTTCAGCCAACCTTCGGTATAGTAAACAGGATACTCAAAGGGTTTGTATGGGATTCGTTCATCAAATAGTGACATGCGATTTCTCCGTTAAATTGTTAGACATATTTTGGTGTGGGTGAATATACATAGTAGTTAAAAATCTATTTCACCCTTCATTTCTTTATATTTTTGAGCAAGTTCTTTTCTTACTAAACTCTCCCCACCTTTCATCTCTTTTTTGGTTTGTTGACCAGAAATGGAATCTTCATTATAGATGGAAATTTCGCCCGTAGAGAAGTTAGCTTTTGATGGGAAAGTCATACCATCAGGACCAAAACGATTCTTAATAACGTGCCATCTTCCTGTCCCAGCAAGTTTGTCTTCAATCTTACGAGAAAGGGATACTACAAAGTCAGCAGTCATCATTTTGGAGAATGAACCTGCAATTTTTGTGCCTGTAATAATGTCATCTTCTGCTCCACTACGATTGATTTGAGATGCTGTATAGATAGGGACTTCATACTCACCAGCCATACCCCTCAAGTCTTCAAAAATAGTCTCTAATTCTTCGTGTCGTTCCTTATTTGATGGTCCACGAAGTAGGTCAGCGTAGTCCACTATTACAACATCAGGTTTTTTACCTTGTAAAATCATCTTATCCATATGGGCTTTCAATGAAGTCACGCTGGCGGTTTTGGTTGGGTAATGTTTTACAATCAGGTCTCCTTTTACACTCGTAACTGATTTTTTAACATCTTCCATATTGTATTTCAGATTTGCAACTGCAATCTTACTCAAAACAGCATCGTATCGTTGTCCTACATACCCTTCATTTAATTCAAGGGTGTAGTGAGCCACAGTCTTACCTAATTTCATCGCCGCCACGCCGATGTTAACTAAAGACCACGACTTACCGATGCCAGGAGGGGCGGCAAATAAAACCAACTCACCTTTTCCAAAACCACCTTGCGTAATTTCATCAATAACCTGCCATCCTGTTGATACTACATTTCTGATAGAATCTTCGTATCGTTCAGTAATCATAGTTTTGTATTCGTGACCTAAATCAGAATCTTGACCTGCTTTCATAGCATCATCAACTTTCTTTTTAATCACATCATACTTACCTTGTTCTAATAACTCTACGGAATCAAGGATAGCGTTCTTAATACATTGATTTTTACAAAAGTCAAGGGTTTGTTCTTTAACATAGTCCAAGTCATCACTTTCAAGGTGATTCCACGCAAATTTAAGTGTATCTACAATACTTGTTTTTAGAACATCCCTATCTACGGTATTGATTCTAACTTTTAAGACATCCAGCGTTGGTAGTTTTTCGTATTCTTCAAGATGAGACATAATTTCACGAACCAACCACTCTGACGCTTCTGAATCAAAGTATTCTGATTTTATAATGTCAAATACTTGGCGAGAAAAACTCCTATCACTCAACAACGCTGATATGATTTTGTTTTGGAACGATGTTCCGTATTTACTTCCGAATTTTTCCATAGACACTAATATACGACTTTATTTTGAATTATCCAAATCTTAAACCAAACAAAGTGGTGACTTATAAACATAACCTTCTGCATATTTTTCAATGTGTTTTGGAAATGGGTATATTACATTACGCTTATAGATTCCATCAACCAATTTATAATGGCTGAGGTCTTCAATTTGACCATCTCTTACAAAATAGTTTGATAA